GTTTTTGACGGCACTTCCGAGCTTGGTGAAGTCTGCTTGAACTTTTCCGACAGCAGGATTATGCTTGTCCGATATTGCAGCCCCAATCGTGAAGGCTAACGCCATTTTCCCAAGCATGGAAATCCTCGTTTATCTAATATGGTTTTCTGCCGCTGTCGCAGCGTTCGCGACGAGCGACCTCAATATGATGGAGAGTGCACTTGTCGGCTTGTTTGCCGCGCTTGCTGCAATCCCCTTGATTGTGATCATCCGGCTGCTCCTGGTTGATCCAGTTGTCGATGCCGGGCGGTCAATTGTTGCTATATGGATGGCTGTTCGGGAAGGCTGGCGCGCCAGGCGATAAGCTCGTCGTGTGGAAGTTCCAAAAGCTCCGACAGGCTCCACCCGGTGACGCTCGCCACATCCACTACAACACGTCTCAGGCTCGCTTCGTCTGCGAGCCTGACGTAAAACCCGCGTAGGCATCCTGCAGCTTTCCATAGTCAGCCATGTCGAGGTCTTCGATCACTTCGGGGGCGACCTCGCAGAGATTGGCGAACAAGCGGATTTCACGAGCGACCTCATCGCCGCCGCCGGACTTGTTGGCGGTCAGCAGGTCGCGCACTTTGGGCCGGCGGATGGATAGTCGCTCAAGGCGGACGCCGTCCGCCTCGATGGGATGATCCAGCGCAATCGTGCTGCGCTCGCTCATTGCGCAGCCCCTTCGGTTTTCTTGGTCTTGGCAGCAGACGCAGCAGCTGGTTCAGCAGCATTGATCAGCTCGACATATTCCCCGGCCAGGAGGAACTCGGCCTGCTTGTCCGTCAGTTCGACGGTAGCGCCCTTCTCGCAGTAGGAGTTCTCATGCGCAAAAGGCTTCAGTGCGGTGTATTGCTTCTTCATTTTTTATCTCCAGTTAAATCGCCAGGTGCTGGCGGGTGGTTTCGAGCTGATCCTTGCCATTAATAACAGCCTTGTAATTGACCGGGTCTATTTCATAAACCACAGCGCCGTCATCCTCGAGCTTGTAATAGCGCAAGCTCATCTTGAGCTTGAGCGGCATTTCGTCACCCGGCTTCCAGGCGTCCATGTCGACCTCGGACAGCAGACCGCGCATGGTTACAACGACCGGCTTTTTCGTGCCGTCGTCGCTGACTTTTGAGCCGCGTGCCGTGAAGGCGAACTGCTCGCCAGGAAGGACGCGCATAAGATTGAGAACGTTCTTGTCGAACGCGTACAAGGTAGCCTCTGCTTCCAGCTTCTCGAAGCGCCCCATGGGGACGTCGACTTCGGCGGCCATGCCGCCGGCCTGGTAGCCCATCATTTTCGGCTTGATGGTCGGGAGCTTGATTTCCTTGACGCGGCCGGCATAGCCACGGCCATCGACAAACAGATTCAGGTCGTACAGGATGTCGGCGATCATTTGAAGATTTCCTCGATGTAGTCATTGACGAGGCGCGAGCGGAAGGTGATGTGCTCGGCCGGATATGGCGGCGTGAAGTCGAAGTCGAAATACACCTTGCCCTGGCTGATCTGATCCGGGGTGTTCAGCGCCGGGTCGGCCCATGCCTTGCCGCCGAGAATGGCACCGACCGCCGTCAGGTGGCGCAGGTAGGAATTGACGCCTTCGAGAACGTCCTGGACGTAGGTCTTGGTGATATTGCGGTCGACGGCCCACATGTGGGCGCGCAGCATCGACTCGTTGATCATGTCTGCTGTGCGGCGCACGGGCAGGAAGGCCCACTTCGGGTCGGCGGAACAGGTGCGATTGCCCCACAGGCGGTAGCCGTCTTTCTGGATGATCGTGGCCACCTCGTTTTCGTTGAGGTAGTTGGCGCGGGCGTTGACATCGCCAAGCGTGAAGTCGACCGAGCGCGCGGTGCCGGTAATGCCGTACATTTCGGTGTTCGATGGCGACCACCAGAAGCCTCGGTCATTGTCGGAGCGGGCGATCATGCCGGCAACGCGAGCGGATGCGGGCTGAAGCGCCTCGGCATTGGCCTCGGTATCCCAAACCTTGACCCACGGATCAACCACGTAAACGCGGGCTGATCCGAATTGTTCGCGGTAGCCAATGGCGGCCTGGTCGGTCGTGTTCGGGCCATCGGCAATGATGACAGCGCGCAGGCGGTCGGCGATGCCGAGCATTTCGGAGATAACGGCCATGTCATGCGAGAAGCCGGGCGCGAGAAGAATCTTCGGCTGGACCTTGACGATGCTCTCGGCGCCGAGGAATGCCTGGACGCCCTTGTATTGCCCGGTGGAAACATCGACGCCGCCGATGATGTTGCTCTTGGTGGCTGCTGCATCGACGCCGGCATCAACGCGAACAACAACAACCATGGCGCCGGCCTGGTCGAAGATGGCGTCGATTGCGGCGGGCAGCGTTCCGGCTGTGCCGAGTTTGGCCGCTTCGAGGCGGCTCCCGGCGACCAGCACGGGCACGTTGAGTGGGAATGCCTCGTCGTTACCGCCAGCGAGGAAGAGCGTGGTATTGCTTGCCGCAACGATGCCTGAACCGTTTGATGCGCCCGTATTGGCAACACTCACCAGTGCAGCGGCCTCCGCCTTGACGTCAATTGCGGCCTTGACGGCAGTTGCGGTCGATGTGATGACGCCTGCCGCATCGGTCGCCAGATTAACGACGATGGCCGAGCCATTCACGGTCACCGAGAGCGCGGCGCTGTTGGCCTGCGGGTTGCGCATTTTGACGGACACCGTGTTGCCGATGGCGCCAGCGCTGACGGCGGTGAAGGTTAGCGCGTTGTTGGCAGCCATTGTGCCGGTACTCAGGCTTGCGGTAGTCTGCGGCTGCGAATCGGGCGCGGTGCCAATCAAGCCGATGACGCTCGACCGGACGGTTGAAATGGGTCGGGCGCCGTAGTCGAGTTCGACTACTTCTACGCCGTGGAGAAATTGTTCAGGCATTGGGCTGCTCCTCTGGTTGAGAATGCGGCCATGCTGACTTGTGAGGCTTTAAAAGTCTGTCGGCGGGATTTCCGGCGCGTCAATGCGAGTGGTGGTTGGTGTTTCCGCCCGCGTCGATGATGCTGCCGCTGGCGTTGATGCTGCCGTCCACGGCGATATTCCCCACCATTTCGATATTGCCGGTGATGCGCGTTGATGTGCCACCGCCAGCGCCTTGCACGGCCAGGCTCTTTGCTACTGTGAGGTTCCCAGTGCAGGTAGTTTGCGGGGTGTCCAGCGTGACCGATGGCGCCTGCACCAGAACCGGGCCGGCGGCAATGATGGTCACCGGGCCGCCGGCCTGAACGGTGATTTCTCCGGCGCACTGGATAAACCACGATCCGTTGCTGCGGTCGTGGGTGACCACGTCGCCATTGGCGTAGCGCGTGGTATGTCGGTCTGGTGATTGTTCCGGCTCCGGCTTGCTGTTCGAGTACAGCGCAGGAAGGACGAACGCATCCTCCATGAGCCCAGACGGGGCAATGACCAAAACCTGTTCGCCGACCTCTGGTGCCCACCAGTCGATGTCGCCGCCTGCGCGGCGCGTGATCCACGGCAACCATTCGGTGGTGAAGCCGTCGCTGCGCACGCGGACGAGTGCCTTGCAGTAGTCGGCTTCGGCGATTGTTCCGATGCGCGCCAGATTGGACAGGCGTCGCTCGAGTTCCGCAAAATCGAAGCTCATGCTATACGCTCGTAATCCGGCACGTGATTCGGGCCAATGGCCGGTGTCATGCCGAAATAAATCTCGGTGGGTGTTACGCCTGCTGGCTCGAGTTCGCCGAGATAAACCTCAACGCCATACTCCACCACCCACACCTCATACCCGTCCATTTTGGGCCGGAACATTTCGTCTCCGGCTCTTTCGATCCTGATGTGACCGTGGCCAGATACTGGTCGGCGGATTTCCTGCAGTGTGCGCACGACGCGACTGGCAAGCTCGCGGACAGCAAGGTGGCTGCGGGTGCCGTTTGGGTCGACGATGCAGCGAGCCTCAAAACGAGCGTCGACTGATATGCGGCCGTCGCCTGGGTTGCTGACCGGCTCAATCTCGGAAATCTCAATATAGACCGCAGGAACGCGGATGGATCGCTGCGCATGCGGCGGCGGGTCGCCTTCTATAGTTGGGACGTCTGGCATTGCTGCACGGAGCTTGGCAACGGTTGCGTCGACGATGTCGGTGAGTGTCATTTTGCGCGCCCCATGGACTTCTGAAATTCATAGTTGAGTTCCTGCCGCAGTATCTCGAGCAGCCGGGCTTCTGCGCGGCGTGATGCGTCCTGCAGTGCCTTGGCGCCGGCATCGTCGATTTCCAGCTTGGCAAGCTCGAGCGGGAACCGCTCGGACGTTGTTCTGCGGTAGACGCCGCCACCAAACTTCCAGATTGGGAATGCGCCGTCGAAGAAATGGGCGCCGACCTTTGTTCCCGTTCCTTGTCTTTTTGGAACGCCGAGTCGGCGAGCGGCCAGAGAATTCAGGCCGAGCCAGACCTTTTGTTCCATGCCGTCGCCGCGCATGTACATCCGGAGTCTGGCGCGCATGATCCGCTGCTGCAGGCGCATCTCAGCAGACATTGTTTTAGCGGCCGTTGCCTGCGTCCATTTGGCGACTTTGCGAACGGCGCGCTTGGATGCGCGTCGGCAGGCTTCCTTTGAAACGTGAAGCATGCCCAGCAGCTTTTCTATTTCTCCGCTGCCGACCTGGACGTCCATGCCAATCATGGCAGCCTC